TATTTTCAAAATTTTTTTTTTGGACATTTTTAAAATGTCCAATTTTTTTTTTCTGAAAAAAGTTTTGTCACAATTTTTGCAAAAAAAGTGGGTCACAGCACTTTGCTGTCATTTTCAAAAAAAATAAAAAATTTTGACTGCGTACTTTTTTTTTTTCGTTTTTTTGGTGAAAAAAAAGTGTTTCCATTTTTTAAGAGAATTTGGAAACGCAAAAATGAACCAAAAATATTATTGCGAAATTTGTCTGTATAGAACAGCGAAAAAGACCGATTTTGAACGACACTGTTCCACACGGAAACACATACTCGGTGCGAATGGAAACATTTTGGAAACCAAAGCGAAGGTTTCAAATGATACCAAAAACAAACAGCATAATGTAAGTGAGGGGAGGAATTTTAGTAAAATAAAAAATGAGGTCATTTTGACCAAAAAAAACGAAAAAAACGAAAAAAAAACGAAAAATCATCAGTGTGTATGTTGTAAGAAAAATTATACAACGCGTAGTGGTCTATGGAAGCATCAACGGGTTTGCTTTATGAGTGCCAACCAGAGTGATACAGAAGAACAAAACACCAACATTGTTGTTGAGTTATTAAAGGACAACAATGATTTTAAGCAGCTTATTATGGAGCAAACTGAACAAATCAAACAAATACAGGAAGATAACCATCAATTACAATCCCAATTATTAATAGCAATGAATGATGGAAGAATGGGAAATACAACTCATATTACCAATCATAACAACCAGAAGTTCAATTTGAATTTCTTTTTGAATGAGCAATGTAAAGATGCAATGAACATACAGGATTTTATTGATTCACTTCATTTAGAGCCATCTGATATAGCAGAAACTGGACGATTGGGCTATGTAGAAGGCATTTCCAGAATATTTATTAATAAGTTAAATGAATTAGATATGTATTCGCGACCATTGCATTGTACGGATTTAAAACGAGAAACACTGTATATTAAGGAGGACAATAAATGGGAAAAAGACAATGAACAAAAAGAAAAGTTGAAGTCTATTGTAAGTCAAATAGCTGAAAAGAATTATCGGCAACTACCGGTATGGCAACGTGAAAATCCCAACCATATAGTTACAGACACCCCCGAATGTGAATTGTTTATGGACATAGCGTGTAATTCTTTAGGGGGCGGTAGTAGCGAAGAATCAAGTCGCTTCAACCAACGTATTATGCGAAATGTATTGAAAGAGATTACACTGACTAAAATGACATAATCATAAAATGTATTTATTGTATATACTTTATGAACGCTGTATCCAAATGGTACCATAAAAGACCGAAATCGTATTACCCCAAATGTGTTGAAATGTTTGGAGAACCAACATCGATTTCAAACACAAAGCACGGGTTTGCGTTTTGGAAAACAAGGGGGTTATTTGACGAGCATATACTACGCGACGAAGACGTAAAACACTGTGTTCCTCGTAATCATCACGATTACTTTTACAGTAGCATTAAGTTTTTTATTCCAGAGGACAAAGTATTTGATGTTTTGAAGATTTCAGGGTCGATTAACTATGATGGTTTGAAAAATTTGATTACTGCTCGTTGTGGTGGTATTGGTGCAAATTATGCGACCTTGTATTTAGGTATGATGGTTGCTATGGGGAACATGACAATTAAAGAAGTACAATCTGGTGATTTATACCCAAAGCATATTTCTGGTGAAATGAAAACTTATAATGAAATGAAAAAAGAAATGATGGCAATGAAAAGAGCCAACCATAAGAAATTCAAAAAAGAATTGAAACAGGATTTCGCACCGTATGCATTTAAGCAATGTTATAAAGAAACAAGTGGTGGCGGAGAGGAAACTGAAAGTTCCGAAAGTAAAGATGAATTCAATGGACTAACAAATGCTAATATTAAACATGCCGTAAAACTATGGTGTGATAATCAAGCAGAAGCGGAGCGCAAGTATGGTCATATTACTGATTGGGACACGTCTGCTGTAACGAATATGCGCGAACTCTTCAAAGACTGTACGGAGTTCAATCATGACATCGGTGGCTGGAATGTGTCCCAGGTCACAGATATGAATTGGATGTTCCGTGGTGCCGCTGCCTTCAACCAGGATATCGGGCAATGGAATGTGTCTCAGGTCACAAATATGTCTGGTATGTTCTACGATGCCCCTGCCTTCAACCAGGATATCGGGCAATGGAATGTGTCTCAGGTCACAGATATGCATTGGATGTTCCGTGGTGGGTTCGCTGGTCGCCCTGCCTTCAACCAGGATATCGGGGAATGGAATGTGTCCCAGGTCACAAATATGGAAGGTATGTTCTGTAGTGCTGGTGCCGCTGCCTTCAACCAGGATATCGGGAAATGGAATGTGTCCAACGTCACAAATATGAGATATATGTTCGAGAATGCCAAATCCTTCAACCAGGATATCGGGAAATGGAATGTGTCCCAGGTCACAGATATGAGTAGGATGTTTTGCGATGCCGCTGCCTTCAACCAGGATATCGGGAAATGGAATGTGTCCCAGGTCACAAATATGTATGGTATGTTCCGTGGTGCCGCTGCCTTCAACCAGGATATCGGGGAATGGAATGTGTCCCAGGTCACAGATATGAGAGGTATGTTCTTTGGTGCTAAGGAATTCAACCAGGATATCGGGGAATGGAATGTGTCCCAGGTCACATATATGGGTCTTATGTTCTATGGTGCCGCTGCCTTCAACCAGGATATCGGGAAATGGAATGTGTCCCAGGTCACAGATATGGAACGTATGTTCTTTGGTGCTAAGGAATTCAATCAAGGCATTAGTAATTGGATGGTAATAAGCACCCCCAATATGGAAGATATGTTTACAAATAGTGGATACACACATCCTAAACCAAATGTTGAAGTTTCAAAAGAACGTTGGAAAGATCAACAAAATGCGAGAGTTCTTGGAGAACTCGCAAAATTGCCGAGGAAAACTGGGTTGGGGGGTCCTGCTCGTAAAGTACTTTCTCTCAGTCCAGATGAAGGACCACAAATTAACGAATTCTTGGGTGGAAAAAAAAGAAGAAAGACACAAAAATATGGAAGCAAACCTAAATCCAAAAGGACGCAGAAGAACAAAAGTGGTGGCGGCAATTGTTTGGGTAGGTTTTGTACCTACAAAACAGTCCGCAGTGATGATGATATTCGAGCTGCTGTCACACTCTGGTGTAGTAATCCAGAACAAGCAGAGATTACATATGGTCATATTTCTCATTGGGACACATCTGCTGTAACGAATATGCACGAACTCTTCAAAGATTGCAATGAGTTCAACCAGCCTATAGGGGAATGGGATGTGTCCAATGTCACAAATATGGAAAGTATGTTCAATGGTGCCAGTCGCTTCAACCAGGATATCGGGCAATGGAATGTGTCCCAGGTCAAAAACATGTCCGGTATGTTCTATCGTGCCGCTGCCTTCAACCAGGCTATCGGGCAATGGAATGTGTCCCAGGTCACAAATATGGAATGTATGTTCCGTAATGCCGCTGGCTTCAACAAACATATAGGACAATGGAATGTGTCCCAGGTCACGACTATGGAAGGGATGTTCCAAGATGCCTCTGTCTTCAACCAGGATATCGGGCAATGGAATGTGTCCCAGGTCACAAATATGGAAAGTATGTTCAATGGTGCCTTTGCCTTCAAGCATGATATCGGGCAATGGAATGTGTCCAATGCCACAACTATGGCTGGTATGTTCAAGAATGCCTATGCCTTCAAGCATGATATCGGGCAATGGAATGTGTCCCAGGTCACAAATATGGAAAGTATGTTCAATGGTGCCAGTCGCTTCAACCAGGATATCGGGCAATGGAATGTTTCCCAGGTCACAGATATGGGTTATATGTTCGCTGGTGCCGATGCCTTCAACCAGGATATCGGGCAATGGAATGTGTCCAATGTCACAACTATGGCTGGTATGTTCTGTCGTGCCGCTGCCTTCAACCAGGATATCGGGCAATGGAATGTTTCCCAGGTCACAGATATGGGTTATATGTTCTGGCGTGCCGCTGCCTTCAACCAGGATATCGGGCAATGGAATGTGTCCAAGGTCACAGATATGGGTTTTATGTTCGCTTATGCCAAATTCTTCAACCAAGCGATCGGGCAATGGAATGTGTCCAACGTCACAAATATGGCTGCTATGTTCAATAATGCCAGATCCTTCAACCAACCTATAGGACAATGGAATGTTTCCCAGGTCACAAATATGAGTAGAATGTTCCAGTTTGCCAGATCCTTCAACCAACCTATAAGACAATGGAATGTGTCCCAGGTCACAGATATGAGTTATATGTTCTCTTTTAACTCTGCCTTTAACCAGGATATCGAGCAATGGAATGTTTCCCAGGTCACAACTATGCTAGGTATGTTCTCTGATGCCGCTGCCTTCAATCAACCTCTTGCAAACTGGGAAAGAATTAGGGGAGTAGGTGAAGCAACCACTACATCTACATTAACCCGTGTTACTGATATGCGTTATATGTTCGAGGGTGCAGATTCGTTCGATCATGATATTAGTAATTGGTATATACCAGATGCTGATAATACATCGATGTTCAATGTAAATTATCCCCATCCTAAACCAAGTTCTAGATCTTCAAAACACAATATTAGTAATCTTATAACATATCGTGGAACTAGACCTGGCAACAAAGAAGAACCTTTACTTCGAAAAGCACCATCAGATATAGCAAGAACTGTGAGTGAGTTTGGTGGAGGAAAAAGAAGAAGAACAAGAAGAGTAAGAAAATCAAGAAAAGCAAGAAAAACAAAAAGGACGCAGAAGAACAAAAGTGCATCAAAAGAGAAACCAGTAGGAAAAGGGCTTATCAATACACGCGATGAAGATTGTGCAATGAATGGCAGCACGGGTTGTTGTCCGCATATGGGTCCAGATGAAAAGGGGCGATATCGTGCTACAAATGAAAAAACAGCATTGAGCTATGATAATAAAAAATATGAATTACATACGTGTTGTATTATGTGTTCTGATGCAATGAACGCATTGGCAAAGTCAGACCCAGCTAAATTTAAGGCATCTTATGTTTCCAGATATATGCCGAATGGCGATATGGTAGCGAAAAACCACCATACAAAGAAAGAAGTACAAGTGTTGAAATTGAAAAAATGAACCGCGTAAAATAATATGGTTATTGTATACATGGAATTCAATAAGCATACAATCGTTTCGTTGTTCCACATTCTCGTAGTGGCTCCTTTTCTAATTTACGTGGGTCGTTCATATGGAAATATGCCTGATTGGATGTTTCCCTTATTAATGATTCTTGGAATAGGAATTTTCCTACATCACGGTCTCAAAGCATATAATTTAGGATTAGAAGTAGGATGGATTTACTTTCTTCACGCTTTTATTTATGCTCCAGTATTATTTTACATTGGTTATGCAAACAAAGAGACCTTTATAGGTATGTATCCAATTACTGTAATGCTCGGTTTTGCTGCACTCGGATACCATTTAATGCATTTACTTGAACGAAAAAATGAATAGATTTACCAAATGAACGCGTTTGCAGAGACATACATTAAAATGTAGGGATTAAACGATATTTACCTATGACAATAATATATATATACTATATAATGCCAAATCCACAAGCTGTTGCAGAAGGTGCTAAAGTAGCAGTTGATATTGCCAAAGTAGCATTTGATAGTTCTATTGGTTGTTGTACATCTCCTTGGTTTAGGTTAAGTTGTACAAAAGGAGGTGGAACCGCATATTGCTCTAGATGTGAATATCATTATTGTAGATATCATTACCCAAAAAACAACGGTGGAGTACAAGGAGGACATCAATGTAAGTAATTGTTTAGAATATAGTAGTAAAGTAGTAAAGTAAAACAAAATTGAAATGATTTATTTCGCATAATAATAGCAAAAGAGTTATTATTATGAAGTTGGTAACAAAAAACGAGTTAATACACGGTGAGCATTATTTCATCGAAAAGGTGAATAAAAGGAGTAATAAGGTTATTTGGAAGGCGAGAGGAAATTATTCAAACGACAGTTCACTCTATAAGGCAGTACAGACACGTCGTGAAGATAACGAAGTGTTTGCATTTGAAGACCCACACGTATATCGAGTGAACGAGTATTCCAATAAGGATAAAATTGAGTGGAAGAAAGAGGTTTTATCTCGTGTGTATATTTATGATTATAATGGTATATTAGAAAACAATGACATTGGATATTACTATAAGTTTTATCGTTCTGAAAAAGAGGCGATTATAAAGAATTCCCTTATACGGAATATGTCCACGGCAATGAAACATACCCTTTCACAATTCATAACTGATACGAATGCGGTAAATGTAATATCAGATGATTTCTTTCCAGTTATGACCTATAATGTGTAAATATAGATAAAGATTACGTGCTTAACAGAATATAGTATTTGTAATGATACGAATTTTGAAACCAAATGATTTCCATCATCATTTGCGAGATGGGAATTTATTACAGCTTACAGCAACAACGTGTTTCCAAAAATTCAATCACGTAGTTGTAATGCCGAACTTGGTTCCCCCAATATTGACCATTGACAAGGCGATTGAATACAGGAATAGAATACGTAGCTATGACAGTCGTGGAAACCCGTTGATGACTTTGTATTTACACAAAGATATACCATTAGACGACCTAAAACGGTTTAAGTCTATCCCAGAAATGATTGGTGTAAAATATTATCCACAGAACGCAACTACCAATTCTGATTTGGGAGTGGATACAATTGAAACCGTAGCACATATATTGAAAACGATGGAAGATGAAAAAATTCCATTAATGATTCATGGGGAAAGTATTGAATATAATGTAGATATTTTTGACCGTGAAAAGGTATTTGTATCAAAAGAATTGTCTAAAATACGAGAGCAATATCCGAAATTAAAAATGGTTTTGGAGCATATTACTACTAAAGAAGCAGTTGATTATGTGTTACAAGAAGGAATACACGCAACAATAACGCCTCATCATTTATTGTTAGACCGGAATGATATATTCCGAAATGGGATCAACCCACATATGTATTGTTTGCCTATATTGAAACGTAATGAGGATAAGGAAGCATTAGTAAAGGCAGCAATCAGTGGTAAACCCAATTTTTTTTTGGGAACAGACAGCGCACCTCACGAAGAGCATAAAAAGCTATCGTGCTGTGGGTGTGCTGGTATTTTTAATAGTCCTGTTGCAGTGGAGTTAGTAGCTGATTTATTTGATAGTGAAGATGGGTTGAACGTAAACAATTTTGAGAAATTTGTAAGCACAAATGGGTGTGATTTTTATAACCTTCCTTATAGTCAGGATATAATTGTTATTACACGTAAGACGTGGACTGTTCCAGAAAAGTACGGTAACATTGTTCCTCTATATGCGGGTAAACAAGTAAACTGGACGTATGAAGAGTCATCATAAAAATATAACAGCACTAATGTTATATTTTTATTTGTTTACATGAACTGTCTGAATTCTAATTCTTTATAATCGCGGTCGTTATTTTTAGGACGTTCCAATGGAACCACCAATGTGCTTTGGTCGCGAATATATTTAACATAACCCACTGCTTCTTGGTAGACGCTGGGAACGCAGTAATCCAATACTAATTTATTTAATCGAACAATCTGTCCTTTAATATCGTCTTCGCGATTCTCGGAGTATTGTAAGAAGGTGCTTCGCATAATGATTTTCAAGGTATCGACGTTTTGTGGAGGCACCAATATTTTGCCTTCGGATTCCTTATGAACGCCAGCACGGATACCGTTTTGTAATATTTGGATATTTTCTGCGGAGAAGAATGTTCTGGATAGGATGGTGGATTCCCAATTACCGGTAAGCGCTTCGCGGTATTCAGTCGCATTATTTTTTAAAGCGATTTTCTCTTGCATTTTAAATCGTAATTCGTGGGAAGCTTCGGGAATAATATCAACACGTCCATTGGCTTTTGTGGGAATAGGCAATATTTTATGTTCTTGATTATAATTATTTGGTTTCCATAAATTGTTATTCATTTGGTTCTATACTTTGTGATTAGAGAATAATTCAAAAGAAAGAACACTAAATATATTTAGATAATATATAAGAGAACATGGACTATTTTTATAAAATCACAATCATGGTGGCAGTTATCATATTAATATTAGTATTAACCTATATTGGAATTACTATGGGTAATCGTAGCTACACAACAAGTGCTTCGTTTCCTCCGCAATATGGCAGTTGTCCGGACTATTGGGATGCAGTAAGGCAAGATGACCAAATATTTTGTAAAGTTCCTTTACCAGAAGGTGACAGTGGCAATCCAAATGTGGGTCAAATCTACGATTCCGATGATAACCTTTTGTTAAATACATCTAATACTTCCGAATTCCAAGATAATATGATTGAATTCGATGAAGTAAAATGGGGTGGTATTTGCCAAATGAAAACTTGGTGTGAGCGTTATGGTATTGTATGGGATGGCGTGACGAATTATAACAAATGCTAATTCCTGAAAAAGGTCTCTCCGATTTTGAGACCTCAAAATATTTTTTTATGACAACACATTTTTATTACCACATTGATAATGGTAATAAAATAGAAAATATGTATGAAAAAAATGACAGCATAGAAAAATAAAGGTCTCAAAACACAATTTGTAATTTCATTTTCAGAATCGAACACAAAGTAGTTGTAACAAAAACAAAGTTTCATTTTCCTGAAAAAGAAAAAATTTTGCGTGCGTTGAGACCTTTTTCTAAATTCGCAGCATAACCTCCAACGTGAAAATAAAATCAACCCATATCAGGTTGGTTTTATCAATAATTCCCACTAAAATTATCGCAGCATAAAGGTCTCTTATTTTTTTCGTTTAGATTTCAAAAGCCAATACTTTCTCTTGTTTCCGTACAAAAGAGTCCATGGAGTCAATACTGGCAACGTACTGTTGTAAAGTATTATGGTGGTCGTTCATATACTTGCCTTTGCCTTCAACACGAAGAGTAATTTCGCTGTGTTCATAGCGTAGTTTTTGTATTTCTTTTACTAATGGGGTGATATCTTTAATATACATGTCGGAAATGAGCTGTAAATATTCTTTATTATTTGTTTCATTGTATTCAGAAGTCATTCTACGGAGAGTAGAGACCTTTTCGTGAAAATCTTTTTGTTTGGTGTCAAGTAGCGTATTACGTTCTTCATTTTCATATATTTTTTTATTTTCCTTTAATGCACCCTCATATAATTCACTAAAAAAGTTATATTCTTCCAGTCGCTGGTTATATTCATTTTTGGTATCTTCGTCGGTGTTATACCCAAACAACGAATTTAATTTGAGTATTATAAAGTTCTTTTTACCGTCTTCGATGGCATCTTTTAATTCAACCAATTCTTTTTGTAAGTGGGTATAAGTGCCAGTGTCTAATACAATGTTAAGAGAACAAGGGTTTGTTTCATCACCACATTTGGCTTTCATTGTAGTATCCTTTGTAAAGAACAAAGTATTTACAGGTCTGCTACATTTAATACAAGGATGTTTATAATCGTTTATTTTGGCTCGGGCTTCGGTTTTGTCTTCATATTTTTTGTATATTTTTTTAATGGCAACCTTGCGGCTAGTTTCGTATTCACCTTTCATTTTGTAATAAGTGGAAATAGCTTCATTAAAGGGAGTCTTTGGGGCGCCATCTTGTTCTTTGCTTTCGGATGTTTCTTTTTCCCCGGGGATGACAGAATTTTCAAAACGAACACTGGAATTGTAGTCTGAAACAAAGTCTTCGACACTCTCGGGCATGTTTTGAATAACAGTAATCGGGTTGGAAGAAATATGAACCGTTTTAATATTTTTTACATCTTGAAAGTCAAGGGATTGGAGTTTATTATTATTTGCAAACAAGGACTCCAACTTTTTTGGTAAAGGTTCCAAGGTAGTAATTTGATTCTCATTAATGTTCAAGTAAGTCAAGTTAGGAACAGATAGCATATCCAATTCAGAAAGATAATTGCCTTGTATGTCTAAATAGTTCAACGAAGTAGGCAAATCGGTTAATTCGGTAAGTAGATTGTAAGGGCAAACTAATTTTTCTAAATGGTCTGGGATATTTTGAATACGGATAAGTTCCCCTTCTTCAAAGATAAGGGAAGTAACATTCTTAAATCCGTTTTGTTCTAATATGGATAAATCTAATTCACCGTGAAGGCGGTCTTCAATATGAAGTTCAGAGGCCATAGTATTTTTGTCTTGTAAGAACTCTGAAAATTGTTCTTGCGCAATATTGTTTTCGTCAATAATAGATTGTATTTCTTCTTGAACAATGTTCATTATGATATATATTTACACATTATCATCAAAAATGTTCCATATTTGTAACGGGTAATTGGGTAATTTGGCTTACCATTTGGTCTTGTTTATCCATTTCATCTTTGTAAAATCGAATCTTAGACAAGACATATTGTTGGTCGTGGTACATTCGTTTTGTCTTTTCGTGATTCGATAACTTCGTTTTGTGGCAATAATAGAGTATAATACCGCATACAATAAAGAACAAAACACAAATCCCAATATTAAAAATGTAATAATAGACGTCCATGCGGTTATGGTGGCATTGTTGTAAAGTAGAGTTCATATGATGGTAAAAAGAATAATCAACCAATCGACTACCTTGGGAGGACATACAAATAAATTATATTACACGGATACAATTTATTTTTACATAAACGCTAAATAATATAAAACAGCCAAATAGGAGAAGATAGCCAGAATAATGGAAACCAGCCAAATGGGTATAACGGTTTTGTGTCGATAGCCCACACCAAATGGTCGGAATCCACCATCTTCATTGTATAATAATGTAGGTTTCAGCATATGTATGATGGTAAATAATATGAAAAATAGTAAAATAGAAGTAGCAAGTTTATGAACTTGAATGATACCTTTAAGTGATGGCATTATCTACTATAACAGAACAAAAGAAAAGTTATGTATCTCCATAAAAATCATCAGGGTCGCGGTCCTCTGGATAGAAATCGCCGTCCATGTAGTCTTCGGTTAAGTGTGAAAAGTCGTGTGTGTCGCGGTCAATATTTTCAATGTGTTCTACACGTAATGGGTCATCGTCAGTGAATCCCAACTCTGTTGTTTGTTCTGTGTCAGCACCGTTGGTGATGTCAAAAAACCCAACTTTACGGTTAGCATCACTAACATAAGTGTTCGGGTCATATTGATAAATGGATTTTTGTGTTCCGACATTCCATTCGCCCATTTTATATTTTTTATGTACGTTAGCGACTTTACGTTCTTCAATACTCATATTACCTAAATAGTCGTTATACATGACTTCACGTTCATAATCCTTTGCACGAGAAACCTTGCGAACAACAGTTTTATAAGAAGCATTTATTTTCTTTCTATCGTTTTCCTCAATTTGTAAAATACCGGCAATCATTTGAGCAGTTTTCATACCAATGGAGTAATCACTTTCAAAGGTAATGTTAATTTCGTCTAAACTATTCAATATCTCATTATTGTCTTCATTTCGGTGTACATCTACTGTGCTACTATTATGAACAGCATCATCAAGCATAGAAAGGGAGTGTCTTCGTTCGTTGGTGACTTGTTCGCTTGAATAACTGACAATTTCATTTGCATTGGCAGCAACAACGAATCTGTATATGGTTTGTAGTAATAAATACTTCAATAACATAATGGATAAGTTTTCATCAATAAAGGCAAATTGGTTAATATTTCTGTTTTTAAACAATGGCAATAACTGGGTAAATGTATGTAAGCAATTCAATGGTTCTTGTGATAATTTCATTACTCTTGAAAGAATGGGGTCATGGTAAAATTTCTTAATAGGGTTATAGTATTGGTCATGTAAGTCGTGCAAGTCGATAAAATGGTCTCGCGCAATACCCCATAGGTTGGTGCTTGTATTATTATAGTTATAAAAGGAAGCGTGTAATCCTTCATTCCCTTCATCTTCTGTTGATTGGAGTAAATTGGGATATAAAGCAGTAAATTGGTAAATCTTATTTTTAAGATTCTTACATACGTTGAAGAAGCCACTTTTATTTTCTTCATAAAAGTTCCATTGTTCGACATTGGAAAGGAGGTCTTCCATTGAAGACAGGTGATTGTATTCCAAGAACGATGTAATTTCATCAATAATGTCCTTGTTGCAGTTATACAAATGAATTTGAAGGTCTTCTAATGCTTTACTGTTTTCGGTTTTATATGTATCGGGGTCATATTCATCAATAACCTTCATAAGAAGTTCTCTTAATTTGGGTGAAATGTGGTCATTATCCATATTATCTAATTCTTGAATATATTCTTTGAAAGCAATGACGGGGTCTTGTGGTGGGACATTATCCATAGTAATAATATTATTGCGGTGTACAATGTCCATTAAGTTGCGCATATCCTTTTCATCATATTGTTTTCCGGCACGTTTCAATAAGGTTATTTTTTCAGACAAGGACAATTGCGGGTTATAATTAGCGGGTTTGTCAGTACAAATGGTAGCAAATTCTTCTGGAAGAGGGTATTCGGTATCATATTTGCAATGTTTGATGATGACAGAATATACATTATCTTCCATATTCCCACTAATGACTTTGGGGTGTTCCATTCCCGTGAACGCATCGTGGTATAAAATAGAGGCTTGGGATGATTTTTTGAATCCTTTCAAAAAGGTTTGGTTTTTTTTGACGTGTTCCATATATTGTTCCAATAATGGGTCTTTTTCCTTGAAGAATGACATAGGAAGGATGGACTCACTATGACAACAGCCATTTTGTTGGAAAGGAACCATCCCGCTTGTAAGTAAGAAGGTTTCTTCATCGCGTACAATAGAGTGAATGGACTGTTGAAGACGGTAAGCAAACAAGGCGTTTTTGGCGTGTAACATAGAAATCATTGGGAATTGTTGTAGTCTTCCCTTTTTCATTTCTTGTAATAGTTCTTTTTGAAATGTGTCGCTTACATTGAGACTGGGATTTTCAATTTGAATCGCAACTAATGCGGGTTGGAATAGACGCCATTTTTGCAATGAATGTTCTTTGGGAATAACAGTTTCAGGGTGTAGCTGGTTATAAGTGTTCTTTTTTACATACAGGTCAGATACCTCGGGATGTTCTACAAGTGTTTTTGCAATGACTTTCTGAATACGAGCTTCCAAGTTTTTCGCACTTAAATGCTGAATACTATTCCAAGGAGAAATGGAACTTTTCATTTTACGCAAAATACAAGCAATATATTGGATACCAGATAAGTCATCGTCGTGGGTCAATGGATACCCAGAGAAGGAACGAACACAATTGGGGAAGGTTTTACTAATAGTGGCGGAAGGAATTAAGGTTTGGATACCCACAAATAAAACAGAACTAACAATGAGAATGGAAGTTTGTAGTCTATAAACTTCATAGGAGTCCATTTTCTTATCATCTTTTTTCTTTTTAGCAACCATACGTTCGTATTTTTCTTTACTATAAATATCTTTTTGTATTAACTCACTACTAATACGAAGAACAAACTCGTGTAATGTATTGGGAGGAATACTGATACGTTCAACCAATGCAAAATAGACAATATCAATAAGCATACTTTCTTCATTATCTCGTAGCAAGGTTTCTTGTTTCTTTTGTTTTAAATAGATTTGTCCGGCGTCTTGTTCAATAATATCGTGTGTAATGATTCTGAACCCACTGTCATCAAACCCCTCGTCAATATTAAAGTCCTTTTTGCACAATATGAAACCACTATGTTTATCTACAATAGCATCACCATCGTCACTTTCCTGACCTTGGGAAACGCGTAATTCTTCCAATGTGCGCTGATATTGGTCAGTCCCCATTAAGAATGCACTCGCCAATTTGTAGATAGAAGTGGGAAGTAAAGGGACATTTGTGTCTTTACAATAGTACCAATAAGGACTTTCTTCGAGTTTTGGAATATATGGGCGACAATACTTACCAACAAATACTGTAATATAATTTTGCTTTCGAACAAAGTCGGATGTTCCCAATATTTTATTTAAAAGAGGGTCGTGTGGTGAAACAGGGGTCTCCAATCGTTCAACATGTTTTCCAATTTCAAATGCCAAGTTGTTTGCACGGTATGTCTTTATTTCCTCAATCATGCGACTACTACGAATTTGCTTTAATAAATAGTTGACGGTTTTTTGTAAATCGGTTTCCATTTCACCCACACTTATTTTGATACGGCGGTCAAACTCGTCAAGTAATTGTTTGCGGGATTCTTCGCGTTGGCGCATAATACTAACAGAAGGGTCTTCGCACACGTTTGTCTTTCTATTTTGGAAGCATTCTTTGCTAATATTACAGAAAATACTGGAAGTATCCAAGAACGCAGTATCATTTATGGTGGTATCACGAATCCAATCCGTTCCTTTACGAATATAATATTCACGTTTAATTTGTTGTTCCCCTTCTTTGCCTTCTTCTTCCACTGGTTCATTTGTTTCCAATAGAGCATAATGACCATCTTCAACCACCTTCTTCTTAACCATCAAGCTGACCACAGTGTTAGAAGCCTCTTCTTTGGTCATATAATGCTTTTTCACCAAAACATTTTCAAGGAATTCTTTGAATAAATCTTCGCTCATAGAAGATTGTTGTTCTTTGTATGTTTCAAGAAGGGCATACGGAGTAATATCGTATGATTCATCAAAGAATATCTGGTCTCCATTGTCCTTTTCCAATTCATCTTGTGAATTATATTTCTTGGCAATATACTTTTGTCCGCAATCCCCGCGTTGAATGGCGGATTCACCATCTTCACCATTTTCAATATCAGCTGGGTATAGTTTATCGAGCAAATTGGATGGAGTAACCAATGAAATAAGCATAGCAGAAATGAACGAGTTGAATAAACGCTGGTCGTCTGTTTTGAGAAGGTGGGTATACAATTCATCAGTCGTCATTACCACATCTTCATTAATTTTGTACGAAGAAAAGAACTCTTCAAGCAATTCGGGTTTATTAGAAAAGAGTTGCAAAAATGGATTCGACCGAAGAGCGGGAACAACGTTGTTTTCCTTCAATCCAAAGAAAACCTTGGATTGTTTGGAAATCTGTTCTTTTAATCTGTTGATATTGTTGCGAATAATATAATGTATTTTTTCGTATTGTTTGAAGGTAATGTGTTCGTTATAAATCCCATACGGTTCTAATTCATTTACTACATTCACAAAGGAGAACTTATTGTCAACATATTTTCGTATAGAATCTAATATAGTCCGCGTTCTTGGAATAAAGGTGTGTAAGTATTTTTCATATAATTCGGGTTCTTCTTGAAAATCGTCTAACCGAATAATGAATTCTTGAAACTTGGAAAGTAGCTTTGCATCTTCTCCATAGCCAACCTCGGTGGTTAAATCTTCAATAACATTTGGTAGAATATTCCTATTTCGATGTAGCAACTCAAATAAATATAGAGGCTTCTTGTGTAAATTAAACTTTTCCAAAATGTTCTTGTTAGGCAAATGTAGAGATGATTTTTGAACGATTTGTTGAGGCATCATAACAAAGGAATCAATATGGATAGTATTATTCGGGGTCATAGGTGTTCGTTGGTAATCGCTTTTACGGATGGCACCAGGTATTTTGTCTAACTTACTAAGACCCAGGTTATACGTCTGAATAAAGAACTTCTTTTCACGAATTTCGTCTTTATTTTTCTTAAGACTGGAATATACACCAGAATAAAATTTATCCAAGTTGCTAACAATACCTTCAATGTATGTATTTACTTGTTCATTATATAAATGATTATAT